TGGCTTACCCGCAGTAATCGCACCCTCTGCCGTCAACTCGACCGTGCTGGCTGGTGCATTTAGCTGTCTGCCTATGTAGCTCATATCAGCCCTTCACTATCAGTTTGGTGGATGTGACAGCCGTGCCAGCAGTAACGCTGGGACTAGCCGCGGTAGTACCTATTGTGCCGTCTCTCTGCACAAAGTATGTTTGGCCGGGGGTCAAGCTAGACTGCGTGGTGCTGACGCCGCCCTTGATTAAGACGGTTGCGGTTTCTGTATTAGCCGCGCCGTACTCTGCAATGCCTATGTAGTTTTCTGATGTCATGTTGGTTGGGGCCGCATCGAACACAACCGCCGCCCCACGACTTGAGTTATCCATATCTCTATAAGCAATGACAAATTGGCTGGTGGAGGCGTCATAGGCTATTGCGGTGTACTCTACGTCTACTGGATCAAACTCTATAGGCGAACCAAAAGTGATGTCCGTACCGGAAACGACTCCAACAACTACTTTGCCTTGGTCTGTGTCACTGTCATCTTCATAACTGACTACAACCTTTCCGCCTCCTGCCGCCGTGTCGTTGTAAGCTGTTTGTCCAGACTCAAAAACCACTGCGGTGCCAAAAGAAACATCTGTGCCGCTAATTGTGCAAACACGGGCAGTTCCAGCGCCTCCGTTACCGTTGTCTCTGTACGCAAGCACTACTTTTTGCGAGGTCGAATCATAGGCTCCGCGCAAATAGTCACCAGTGTTTGAGGCGTTGAATTCTGCTTGGCTACCAAACGTGACATCCGTACCACTGATTGTTCCGACAACTGCTTTGCCGTCAGTAAAGTTTCTGTTATGAAAAACAATGTGTTTTTGCGCGGCCTCGTCATAAGTCACGCTAATGTAATAGGCGGTAGCAGACTGAAATGTAGCCTCTGTGCCAAAACTGATACTCGTCCCCGAAACGGTCGCAACCCTACCGCGACCATCATTGTTGCTATCACGAAAAGCAACTAGGTGTTTGCTGGCGTTGATGTCATAAGCGATACCGCCGCCATAGGTGGTCGCAGAGTTAAAAACAACAGGGGTTCCAAGGGAGGATATGTTTCCAGAGCCAGAGTCGCCGCTGGCATTAACCGTCATAACACGGGCTGTACCATAGGTAGAATTACCGTCATCATAATAAACAGCGACAACTTGCTCTTCCCCAGAGTCATACGAAAGTCCTAGAGGATAGCTATTTCCTGACTCAACATCAGTTTCACTGCCCCAGCTTATAGTGTCGCCAGAGACAGCGCCCACCCTTGCTCTCACCTTGGATGATCTTTGATAGATAACCACCACTCTTTCTGCCGTAGCATGATATACAGAAATCATTCCTAGACAGTTATTGCTATCAAGAACAACGGGTGTGCCTACGCTTGCCGCACCTTCCGCGACCTGCGCGACATCGCCATCAGCCTCGACAATGCAAGGCTTACCCGCAGTGATTGAGCCGCTAGCCTTGGCCTTAAACCTTCTTGGCAAGCTGTCGCCTATAGTCTTCATTCTTTCACTACCAACTCAGTAGCGGATATAGCTGTGCCAGCCACAACAGAAGGAGTTGCCGCTGTTAGAGCTAATGTGCCATCTTTCTGCACAAAGTATTGTTGTCCGGGCGTTAAGCTGGTCTGGTTACGGTCTATACAACCCACCACGGCTACAGTAGCGTCTTGCCCGTCTGTGTAAGCCCTGTCTGTAATGCCTATGTAGTTTTCTGTCGTGACGTTTGTGGTGGAGCTTGCCGCTTGGAAAACGACACTTTTGCCTTTGGCAGAATCGCCAGAGTCCTCATAAAATATAGCCGTCCTTTCTGCATTGGCGTCATAAGCAGAGCCAAATGCCCGACTCGAACTATTTTCAAACACCAGTGCAGTGTCAAACGAAACAGAAGTGCCGCTTACCGTCCCAGTTATTACCGTGCCGTAGTCACTATTATCATCATCCTGATAAGCTATGACGATTTTACCGGAGCTTACGTCATAAGATGTTGTAGTGGGCTGGCTCACTTGCCCCGCCTCATACTGCACAGCAGTTCCAAAACTAATACTCGTACCGCTTACTGTCCCAACTGCGGCTTTTCCCTTGTTTGAATCTGCTGAATCTGCGTATGCCACCACCACTTTTCCAGCACTGCTGTCATACGCCGCAGATATACGCAACATACTTGAATCTTGAAACACTGCGGCAGAACCAAAGCTAATACTGGTTCCCGATACGGTTCCTACCTTTGCCTTGCCTTTTTGACCGTCGCCATTGTCTGTATAAAAAACTACGGTTTTGTCGTTTGCAGAGTCATAGGCGAGGTCACATACGCCAAAGGAGCCGTTGTTGTGGACTGTCTCTTGTGATCCAAAGCTGATTGATGTGCCTGATACAGTGCCGACAATCGCATATAAGTTAGAACTGTTATCGTCATAAATACAAACAACCTTTTGGGCAGTAGAGTCATAGACGTTGTGGTTGTCTCTAGATGTTCCACTCCTAAAAACAACCGGCGTCCCGAAACTTATTCCTGTCCCTGAGACAGTGCCAACGATTGCAGTCCCATACTGGCTGTTACCAAAGTCAGAATATGTAATTACGATTTTCCCAGCATTTACATCGTATGCTACAGCGTTGTCTAAAGTGGTCGCGCTTTCAAAAACCACAGCAGTGCCAAAACTTATTGAGTTATCGCTGTTGTCTACTGTACCAACCCTCGCGGTTCCGTATATGCTGTTGCCATAGTCACTAAACGCCACCACTACCTTTTGGTTTGCAGAGTCATACGCCGCAGAAATGCCTACGTTGTAGCTAGTGCCACCAAATTCAACTGGTGTTCCAGCGGCTTGCGATACGGTTGTTTCAGCAACTGCTTTTACCTTGCCAGCGGCAGTCACGATCACAGGCTTACCTGACGCTATAGAGCCATCCGCTGTCGCCTTGTAAAAAGCATCCAGTATATTGGGGTCGTTACCAATAAACCTCATGGCTTAGACCTAGCTTATTTCTTCGTAGCTAACAAGAACCTCAAGATCATTTGCCGTCCCTGCTGTGACAGAGATGGATCGGTCTTCTTCAAGATACATGGCTGTATTTTTGTCTAAAACAACCAGTGACGAATCCTGTGGAACGGATACGGTAGACACCAAAGCATATCCCGTCCCGCCAATATCATCTTGTGTGTGATACTTAACTGTTACATCACACGCCACAGACCCATCAACATTGGCAACCTGAATCATGTTGATCTTGAAAACTTTGCCGCTTGATGCGGCGTTGCTGACCAGCGCGGTTGCGCTTGTGTTAGCTAACGCAAGGTAGAACGACTTGCCTGTAATAGTGCCGACATTGACAATGTTCGGTGCGGCCATTTTCTATCTCCTATCCGAATACAATAGCCATCGCAATGGCTTTACCTGTGCTAATCCCTGCGCTTGAAAACGACAACTTACCGGAGCCGTCCGTTACCAAAGCCTCCCCGCTGGAGCCGTCAGCATTTGGAAGCTCAAGGCTGTATGTTGCGGTGGCTGAGTGAGGCGGCCCCTTTAGGGTTACGCCGTGGCTGTTCGACTCGCAGTTAAAGCGTATCGCTCCTGCGTTAGTTGCACCCACCAACTCGACAAAGCCCGTGCCGTTTGGCGTAAGCTGTACGTTGCCGTTGGTGTTTGTGGCTTTCATGGCATTGGTATCAAACTGAAGGTTCTCAATCGACACTATGCCGTCAGCATCTTCAAACACCGCTTTATCGGCGGGGTACGTCAAAATGACATCTTTGCTTCCCGCTCCAAAATTCACGGCGCTGTTACTGTTAGAGCTTGAGAGGACTGTGGTGCGGGTTATCGTGTTACCACTGCTGGCATAAGTTCCAAGGCCGACCTCAAACGCAAAGTTGGCGTTATCCACTATTGCGTAATAGGTTGTATCCGCATTTGACAGGACAGACGAGAATGTCCTGAAGTTGGTGGCGGCTCCCGCCAAGGATATAGCGCCAGTTCCCGTTGTCGTAGTGGTTTCTTTTACCCGATCAGCGACGACCAAAGCCATGACTATGCAATCCTGATAATGGCGTTAGACGCATCAGCAGTTGGGAACACAATTGTAAAGTCACCAGCACTAGATGACTTGTCACCACCAAAGTCCAACACTAGAACCGTGTCTGTAGTTCCAGAGCCACCGCTAGTTGTCGTGTTATATATAAGTGCTCCACGCGCCGTCAGGGTACTGGAAGAGAACGTGAGGTCTGAGAAGTCGGTCAGAGCCGTTGTTCCAGAGGTTGTTGGGGTCACATTGGTTAGTGTCCCGCCACCTGCTGAGTAACCAGTGCCGCTGATCTCATTGCTGGTTGTGTATGCTGTGGTTGCCGCAGTAAAAGAGGCGCTATTGGTATACATTGCCAGCTTGAACGTGTGAGCACCGTTAGTAAAATTGTGAGCACCAATAAGCAGTTCTTGCTTAAAACTGGTACACATGAAGTTTCCGCTAAAAGCCATATCACATTCTCCTGATAAGTTCGGCTAAGTCTTTTTGCCCTGCGTCCAGAAGGGCGTTATACACTGTAGTTCGGTCGCTGTTTGCGGCCTCTTTCATGTAAAAAACAAGAACCGCTCTAATGTGATCCTTGAATGCCTGCGCCTGTGCCTGTACTTCTGGCAACGCAGTGTCAGCTACCGAGATAATCTTGTCTAAACATCTCTCAGCAATTTCGTCTGGGGAAAACCCCCTGTTTTGGGTCGTATGTACATCAACGCTACCCACCTCAAAACCACCGCTAACACCAATCATGCTCTAGCTTTCCTAACCTCGCCCGATCTATAGCTGTCTGTCGTGCTGTAGCCTTCGCCCAACTGCTCCAGATTAGCCAGCGCCTCCATATACCTTTGGGTATACATCTGCATCAGATCGGGGTCGCCCTTTAGAAAGGTGTACGCCTCGACAAGACAGCCATACAGGAGCGTAGACTCTGCATTGGTGCCAAGCCAGCTTGTGCCGTCTCCAGATGCGGTGATTGAGGTAGGTTTGTGGAAGTAGTGCAGTTCTGCTTCATAGGCAGAATCAGGGGTGGGGCCGAGAATAAACGCGGTGCGGCTAAAGATGCCGTAGTACTTGGGCGCTCCCTGTGTTGTTGTTAGCGGGTACGCCTGACGTATGAAGTTTACGTCTTTAAACATCAGATACTCAAAGCCAGAATTGTCAATGGCTAGCGAGTAGGGTGTCAAAAAATCTGTAGGCATGATCAGGTACTGATTACCGCTTGCCACAGACCCAGCAACATTCTTACGAAAATCAGGTAGTTGCACGGCCTTGAGAATCTTGTCCTCTGCCTGCGTGATGATCGTTGTCAAATTATTGACAAATGTAGTCTCGTTTGACTCTGTATAGTCCTGAATGGCCTGCTTTAGAGTCGTAAGGGTAAACGCCATCAGGATGTCTCCACTGTTACGCGCCCAACAGCACCCGCCATATCAAGGCCGACAGTGCGGCTTCCAAGCGCCGTGTTGCCTCCCCCGACAGGATCGAACGCAGAAAGCGCACGACTTTCATCAATACTGCTGTCAGGTCGCGGGAATCGTAACGCCTGTGGGTCGCTTGCATT